GCTTTACAATGAAATTGAATGTCCAGCGGCTACTGTAATTAATAGTTTTAATACTGTTATATATACAGGAACTAGCGCTACTAATCCTATAACTACCGTAGGTTTTAAGCCAGATTTAACGTGGATAAAGGTACGTAATAAAGATAACAATAACGTATTAACAGATTCTGTTCGTGGAGTTGATTCAATAGTTTCCTCTGATGGGACTAGTGCTGCATCAGTATTTGACGCATCTTGGCGCTCTCAATATGGTCAAATACAATCTTTTGACACTAATGGTTTTACTATAAAAAACGCTCCTTCAGGAAATGCAGACGTTTTTAATAAATCTGGGGACAATTATGTTTCTTGGAACTGGAAAGGTTCAGGAATAACTGATACAAATACAGATGGTACTATAACAAGTAGCGTATCTGCAAATAAAGAAGCTGGATTCAGTGTTGTAAAGTATACGGGAAATGCTACTGCAGGCTCTAAAGTAGGACACGGACTTTCTTTTGCTCCTGAAATTGTTATAGTCAAAGGTATAGATAATGCTTTAAATTGGGTTGTTTATCATGCAAGTCTTGGTGCAACAAAATATATAGACCTTAATACTGCGGGGCAAGAAGAATCACAAGCTAGTTATAATATGTTTAATTCAACTGCTCCATCTTCAACTGTATTTAGTTTAGGCACTTTCGCTAATACAAATACAAATGCATTAAATTATATAGCATATTGTTTTACATCAATACCGGGTTACAGTCGCGTAGGTTCTTATATCGGAACAGGAGGAGCTTTTACAGTATACACTGGATTTGCGCCTTCTTTTGTTATGATAAAAAGATCTGATGCTGGTAATAATGGTAATTGGGTTATTGTTGATAATAAAAGAGGTGGTACAAGTAGAGCAAGATTGTATCCAAATTTATCAAATGCTGAAGACAACAATCAAGGTGAAACGTTAACTTCAAATGGTTTTTCTCCAAGACCGACCGCAACTGCGGATACAAATATTAATGGAGGAACTTTTATATATTTAGCAATAGCTTAAATTAAATTAAATGAGTGAAAAAAAGAAATCTTTTAAAGATACAGGTGTCGGACGGTTTTTAATCGAAAAGGCACCGAGTATTCTAGGAATGGTCGGCGATGCAATATTGCCAGGGAACGTAATATCAGAACTAATTAGCGGTAACTCAAGTTTATCTGAAAACGATAAACAAGTTGCGCTAGAGAAATTAAGAATAGAAAGAGCCGAAATAGATGGCACAACCAAAAGATGGGTAGCAGATGCTCGAAGCGGAAATTGGCTTGCATCCAATGTTCGTCCATTGGTTCTTGTATTTTTAACAATATCATATGTTATAGGGTGGTACGCCGGCTATTCACTGGAATCAGTAACTTCACTTTTAACTATAGTCATAGGAGGCTATTTTGGTTCTCGCGGCGTCGAGAAAGTATTTGGAAATAATAAACATAAAGAATGATACAAGATTTAAAAATCTTTGGAATAAACGTAGGGGCAATGATATTTTCAATTATACCGGAAATAAATACAATACTACAGACAATAGTTTTATTGTTATCGATAGGATACACGATATTAATGATAATAAAAAAATCAAAAGAATAAAATGAAATATTTTAATGAGAACAATAAACGAAGCAATTATACATTACAGCGCTACACCAGAAGGAAAACCTTTTGATGTTGAAGACATTAGAGACTGGCACGTCAATGGTAATGGATGGAGTGATGTAGGTTATCATTATGTGATTAAATTAGATGGAACTGTTCAAGAGGGTAGACCTATAAGTAGAACAGGCGCACACTGCAAAGGACATAATAGACGTACAGTAGGTATATGTTACATAGGTGGAAATATTAAAAAAGGAAAAGACACTAGAACAGAAGAACAAAAAGATGCATTAGTTATGTTACTTATTGATCTTATAAAAAAATATAATATAAATAAAATATCAGGTCATAATCAGTATTCAACTAAAGAATGTCCTGGTTTTGATGTACCAAGTGAGTATTCTCACTTAATATAAAATTAAATTAAATGGCAAAATTAATAAGAAAAATAAGTATTGGTTCTGATTATAAAAACGAAGCAATGCATTACGCAGTAGGTCAAGAAGTATATGGTGGACATAAGATTTCTGACATACTAGAAGACGAAGGAGCATATAAAATATTTATAACTAAAAACAAAGAGATACTACCGTGGAAGCATTTTAATTCTAACATGGCAGTATCTGTTGAATATAATTTAGATTATTAATGCAAGCACTATTTGACTATATCATATCTACTGAAAACCGCTATAATAATGCGGTTAAAATCGACGAAAAAGAATTAATTGTTAATACTGAAATTACAGAACGTGACCATATTTTTGTTAACCGTATCGGTACTGTTATTAGTTGCCCTGTTTCGGGACAATCATTAATAAAAGAAGGTGATGAAGTTATACTGCATCATAATGTTTTTAGAAGATGGTTTGATTCCCATGGAGAAGAAAGAAATTCAGCTAGTTATATAGCTGAAAATGAATACTTAGTAGCTAGCGATCAAATATATGCTTATAAAAGAGATGGCGATTGGGAATGTTTACCAGAATACTGCTTCGTTAAGCCTTTATATAAAGAAGATGAATGGGCTCTTAGAACTGATGAAAATTTATCAGGGGAGTTAGTATATATAAATAAAGAATTAAGCGATCTAGGACTGTCTAAGGGTTCTATAGCGGGCTTCACACCTAATTCAGAATATGAATTTAATATAGACGGCCAAAAACTTTATAGAATTTTATCAAATCAAATATCAATTAACTATGGATCGAAGGCAAAGAGTAGTTAAAGCAGCTGAAGTTGCTTTAGTAGAATTAGAAAAAGTTATAAGACAAAATATTGATTTAGTTGAACTAGATCCAGAAAAAGCCAAAACAGCAGCTCAAGCCAAATGGGTTGCTATAGAAGACTCTTTAAGAATTATAGAAAAAATAGAAGAGTTGTCAGATAAAAAAGAAACAAATAAAGAAGTTAAAACTTTTTTAGGTGTTGAAAACCGTATTAAATAATGTACAAACAAACATTATATACAATAGAAACAAAACATCTTCTTGATAAGAAAGTTAAGCATACTAATAAACATAAAAACTTTAATTATGGATATAATGAAGATTTAGATTGTGTTATTATAAGTAAAGACGGAACACTAGGAGATATATATAATATACAAGGTCTTAAGGTAGGATTACCTAAAACTCCAGATAAAGTAAATGGAGAGGATCTTGATGAAGCTAAACAGGTATTTAAGATACCTAATAAGCCAGAATCTTTAAATAATTTAAAAACCATATATGATTTTCAAAACTGTCAAGAAAATATTAAAGAAAAGTACTATGGTTATATTGATAGCGAATTCAATTATCGTGATGCTGGCTATTGGTTCATGTGCAACGGTTCCGCGAACTACATTACAGGATCGCACTATGTATATCTCACTTGGACAAAGATCGACATTGGATCACCTGATTTTAGGCAGGCAAACAGAATTTTTTACTACTTTTGGGAGGCGTGCAAGGCTGATAAAAGATCTTACGGAATGTGCTACCTCAAGAATAGACGGTCTGGGTTTAGCTTCATGGCGTCATCAGAGACAGTCAATTTGGCAACCACTTCCAAGGACTCTAGATTTGGCGTTTTATCTAAAACTGGAGCGGATGCAAAGAAGATGTTTACAGACAAGATTGTACCCATTTCAATCAACTACCCGTTTTTCTTCAAACCAATACAGGACGGAATGGAACGTCCCAAAACAGAATTATCCTATAAAATTCCTTCCAAAAGACTTACCAGAAATTCCTTACAAGAAACCAGTAAAGAAGAGAAGAAGCTGGGAACCGGACTGGATACAACAATCGACTGGAAGAACACGGGGGACAACTCGTACGATGGGGAGAAATTACAACTCCTTGTCCACGACGAATCGGGTAAATGGGAGAGGCCCGACAACATCCTCAACAACTGGAGGATCACGAAAACGTGTTTACGATTAGGTGCAAAAATTGTAGGTAAATGTATGATGGGATCAACATCTAATGCGTTAGCAAAAGGTGGTGATAATTTTAAAAAATTATTTTATAATTCAGATGTTACAGATAGAAATCGCAATGGCCAGACTACAAGTGGATTATATTCTTTGTTCATACCTATGGAATGGGGCTACGAAGGATTCATTGATAAGTATGGATACCCTGTCTTCGATACACCACAAGAAGCGGTTGAAGGAATTGATGGGGAAAAAATATTCAACGGAGTTATCGAGCATTGGGAAAATGAAGTCGATGGTTTAAAAAAAGACAGTGATGCTTTAAATGAGTATTATAGACAATTTCCAAGATCAGAAAAACATGCTTTTAGAGATGAAACAGTTAATTCTTTATTTAATCTAACTAAGATATACGAACAGATTGATTTTAATGAAGAGATGACTATGGCTGGTCATGTTGTTCAAGGCGCTTTTTCATGGAGAAATGGAATAAAAGATACTGAAGTAATTTGGACACCAACTAAAAACGGAAGATTCATAGTATCATGGATACCACCTAAAAATGTACAAAACAATACGTTGATTAAAAAAGGTGTAAAATATGCTGGTAACAATGGCTTAGGTGCTTTTGGTTGCGATTCATATGATATATCCGGAACAGTAGGCGGAAGAGGTTCTAATGGAGCTCTTCACGGTTTAACTACGTTTTCAATGGTAAGTGATATACCTAATAGTAAATTTTTCTTAGAGTATGTTGCTAGACCACAAACTGCTGAAATATTTTTTGAAGATGTTTTAATGGCTTGTGTTTTTTATGGCATGCCGATACTTGCTGAAAATAATAAACCAAGATTATTATATCATTTTAAAAGAAGAGGATATAGAGGTTATTCTATGAATAGACCAGATAAATTAATAGGTAATTTATCAAAAACAGAATTAGAACTAGGTGGTATACCTAATTCATCTGAAGACATTAAACAGGCGCATGCCGCTGCTATTGAATCATATATAGAAGAATACGTTGGTAGAAAAGAAGAAAACCATGGAGATATGTTCTTTCAAAGAACGTTAGAAGATTGGGCTAGATTTGATATATCAAAAAGAACAGCATTCGATGCATCTATAAGTAGTGGACTTGCCATAATGGCTTGTCGCAAACATTTATACCGGCCAAGAGCTGAAAGAGTAGTTAAGAAACTTGATTTTGCATTTTCTAAATATGAAAATGGTGGATCAAGAAGTGAGATAATAAAATAAATATGGCAAAAATACAACCAAAAAGTTACGCATTCCCTAGTCAAGCTGTTTCTGACTCTGTTAAAAAAACCAAAGAGTATGGTTTATCAGTAGGTAGAGCTATTGAACAAGGTAATGAACAAGGTAAAATGACCGACAAAGGCTTGGCTATAGGCTTTGGTGAAGTTGATGATGAGACAGTAACAAACTGGATGGAAAGTAAAAGAAAAGAAGCTAGATTAAGTATTGAATCTGCTGAAATGAGAGATTTTGAAAGAATATATCAAGAAGAAGACGAAAGTTTATATGGTTTTTTTAAAGGTGTTGCTGCAAACCCTAGTACACTAACTACAATGCTTGCTAGTTCTATTGCTTCTCAAGTAAGTTCTGTT